AAGGCGGCTCATCGGTATATGCAGTTTGATCCAGACGAATACCCTGTATCGGACTATAAGTTTGTAGCAACCAGCACCCTTGGCATTATTGCTAGGGAGTACGAGGTTACTCAGCTGGTTCAATTGCTGCAGACAATGAAGCAAGACAGTCCTTTGTACCCTGTGTTGATTCAAAGCATCATCGACAACATGAATCTTAGTAACAGAGAAGAATTGATTGCTACGATGCAGCAGGCTTCTCAGCCAAATCCGCAAGCACAGCAGATGGCAATGATGGCTCAACAATCGCAATTGGAGTTGCAACAAAGTCAGACAAATGCATTGAACGGTCAGGCAGCAGAATCGCAAGCAAGAGCAGCGAAGATTTCTGTCGAAGCCCAAATTGCGCCTCAAGAGCTTGAGATTGACAGAATTGAAGCAGTTACCCGTAACCTACAGGCAGGAGATGCCGACGATAAAGAGTTTGAGCGTAGGCTTAAGGTAGCTGACAGGCTTTTGAAAGAACGCGAAGTGGAGGGAAAGGCAAAAAATGCTAATGACACAAACCGAAATCAACAACCTGTTGAGCCAAATCAACGAAGCCTTCAAGGATCAGACAGGCCAGCTGCAAGACCTGAAAGCCCGATTGGAAACATTGGAGAGCAGATTGGATGAAAAAGAAAAAGGACCCAAAACTGGAGCGCGCGGGCGTAAGCGGGTACAACAAGCCGAAGAGAACACCGAAACATCCGACTAAAAAGTTTGTGGTTGTTGCAAAGAAAGGCGACAAAACCAAGCTGATTAGGTTTGGCGATCAAAAGATGACTATTAAGAAAGATCAACCTGCTCGCAGGAAGTCTTTTAGGGCTAGGCATAAATGCGACACAAGCCCTCCTGATAAGTTATCGGCAAGGTACTGGTCATGTAAGAAGTGGTAACAATCAAATAAGGAGTGAAGATGACGTTAGAGTCTCGGTATAAATTAAAAACCAAGGAGTCGATAGACACTGCGATTAAGTATCACAGGCTTTTAAGGAGGCCGACTGATAAGGTTATTGTTATGTACTCTGGCGGCATGGATAGCGTGTCTCTTGCTTGGAGTTTGTTAGAGCATACGAAGCACAAGGTGCATATTCATTCGATTCATCTTGATAACTCTGAGGGCAGGTTTAAAGCAGAAGCTAAAGCTATTTACGATAGCGTTAATTGGTTAAAGGAAAACCAAAGAGAATTTGAGTTTTCGTCTTGTATGTATTCATACAAAAGCAAATACCCTGGTGGTCGTGATATGTCTTTGGCTTTGTTTCAGGCGGGAAGAATTATATCGGCTATGACGGAGCCTGTAGCAGCTGTGTTTACAGGCGATTACAACATGAGCAAAGAAGAAAGCGCAGAGGCTTATGGTGTGTTTAGCGCATTGTTTATGAACAAACAGATTAAGCCTGTATGGGCTGCTCCGTTTGATTACATGAGCAAAATACCATTAGAGCGAAGCCTTGGTGTTTACTATGCAATGCCAGAGGGGTTGCGTAAATTATATTGGTCGTGTAGAAAGCCGAAAGAATCACCTGAAGGTTTTATTACTTGTGGTGTATGTCATGCTTGCAAACGTCAACATGACCTTCATAAGCATATAAAGGACTACGAAAGTGAAAGTAAAAGCCCCTGACGGTTATCACTGGATGAAAAGTGGTAAGAGCTTTAAGTTAATGAAAAATCCTGCTGGTGGATATAAGCCCCACAAGGGAGCTTCACAAGCAGTTGATTTTCCTGTTCAAAAAGTTCACAAAAAGTGAGGTGTTATAATGGGATATGGACCGAACGCATATAAGTCAAAGCCTAAGAAAAAGAAGAAAAAGGTTAGGAAGTAATGCCAGCCAAGAAAAAGGCAAAGAAAAAAAGCTCTATACCCGATAACGTAAAGAACAAGGCTCTTTATTCAAGGGTTAAGGCTGCGGCTAAAAAGAAGTTTGATGTATATCCTAGCGCCTACGCTAATGCGTGGTTAGTTAAGGAATACAAAAAACGCGGTGGCACTTATGGCTAAAACCAAAAAGGGCTTGACCAAGTGGTTTAAGGAAGAGTGGATTGATGTAAAGACCGGAAAGCCTTGTGGCAGAAAGTCTGCAAAGAAATCAAAGCGACCTTATCCATCTTGTCGGCCTAAAAAGGTAGCAGCTAAGATGACGGCTGCTGAAAAAGCAAGATCTAAGTCCAGAAAGACCGGACCTGCTAGGATCAAACATGATGTAACGGCTTCTGGAAAGAGGCGCAAAAAGAAAAGCTAACCAGAGATAACCTTATGGCCTCAATGGATAAAGAAACTGAAGAGTATTACAACAAGTATTTTGACCTGTTTGGCAACGATGGTTGGAAACAGTTAATCGAAGAGTTAAAGCAAAACGCTCTTTCAATTAATAGTGTTGAAGCGACAAAGGATGCAAATGATTTGTACGTCCGCAAAGGGCAGCTGAACGTATTAGCGTATCTGCTGAACTTTGAGTCTACTTTAAACACTAATTTTGAAGAGTTGCAGAAAGAAGATGTATAAGGTATTTGACTTTCGTTGCGAAAACGGTCATATATTTGAAGAATTTGTAGAAAGCGGAACCACAACTAGTAGGTGCAAATGTGGTGCTAATGCTACAAAAATTGTCTCAGCGTCGAATTTCGTGCTGGATGGGTCTACTGGAGATTTCCCTGGGAGGCACATGAAGTGGGTACGAGAACACGAAGAAGCGGGGCGAAAAGGACGGGAAGCTCAACGAGAGAAGAGTCAATCCTAATCATTCCATAACCTTTAGGCGGAATAAGTTAAATGATGTCAAGAGCGACAATTATTGATGAGCGTCAAGATGAAGAGGAAGCACAAGCTCCTGAAATAGCTGAAGAGGTTTCTGAGGCTCCTGCAGAGGATAAGCCAGAAGAATCTAACATTCCAGAAAAGTACCGTGGTAAGTCTGTAGAAGAACTTGTACAGATGAATCAAGAGCTTGAGAAGTTTTCAGGCAAGCAGAGTACGGAAGTAGGCGAGCTTAGGAAGCTGGTTGATAACTACATCCAGACAGAACTCGATGAAAAACAAGCACCTCAAACACAGCAAGAAGATAACAACGGAGACGTTGATTTTTTTGTTGATCCGCAAAGTGCTGTAAATCGGGCTATAGATAATCATCCCAAGATCAAAGAGGCAGAATCGTACACAAGGCAGTACAAGCAACAGGCCACTCTTGCACAGCTGCGATCCGATCATCCAGATATGGATCACGTTTTGGAAGACCCTAAGTTTGCCGAATGGATTAAGGGATCAAAGGTTAGAACACAGTTGTTTGTTCAGGCTGACCAGCAGTATGACTACGATGCTGCAAACGAATTGTTTTCGCTGTGGAAAGAACGATCGAATATTGTTCAACAAACAGCTAAGGCAGAACGTGCAAATCGTAAGAATGCTGTGAAGGCCGCTGCAACAGGCAATGCTCGTGGAGCAGCTGAAGGATCAAGAAAGAAAACTTATCGTCGGGCTGACATTATTAAACTTATGAAAAATGATCCCGAGCGTTATTCAGCTTTATCAGAAGAGATTTTGAAAGCATACGCGGAGGGTCGAGTTAAATAGCCTAAAGGAGAACTATCATGGCTACAGCAACTTATCCTGGCGCAGCGGGTAATACCGCATTAACGGAAGCAGCAACTTTTGTACCAGAAATCTGGTCGGATGAGATTATTGCTTCTTATCAGAAGAATTTGAAAATGGCTCCCCTTGTCAAGCGTATCGCTATGAATGGCAAGAAGGGTGACGTTATTCACATTCCTAAGCCTACTCGCGGCGATGCCAATGCAAAAGCGGCTGACACTGCAGTAACAATCATTGCCAACACCGAGTCAGAGTTGACCGTTACGATTAACCGTCACTTTGAATACTCGCGTTTGATTGAGGACATTGTAGAGGTTCAAGCACTTGGATCTTTGCGTCAGTTCTACACTGAAGACGCTGGTTACTCGTTGGCTGTACAGGTTGATAACGACCTGCACGCAGCTGGCACTGGTTTTGGTGACGGTGGTGCTATTGTATTTAGCCCCGCTGCTACTGACTACCAGCACACTGGTTGTTTCTTTAACGATGGCGGCACTACCACTCAGTACACTGATGACACTCTGATAGCTACTGACGAGTTCACGGATGCTTTTTTCCGTGACATGATTCAGAAGATGGATGACAACAATGTACCGATGGAAAACCGCAACCTGATCATCCCGCCTGCAACGCGCAACGCGATTATGGGCATTGATCGGTATGTGTCTTCTGACTTTGTAAGTGGTCAGTCAGTAAACAGTGGTCTTATTGGTAACCTGTATGGCGTAGACGTTTACGTTTCTGCCAACTGCAGAACCATTGAGGCAGCTGGCGACAACACCGCTTCTAGCGTTGATACTCGCGCTGCTTTGTTGTTCCACAATGAAGCCGTAGTAATGGCTGAGCAGCTGGCTGTACGCAGCCAAACGCAGTACAAGCAAGAGTACCTCTCTACGCTGTACACCGCAGACACCCTTTATGGTGTTCAGGTATACCGCCCAGAGGCTGGCTTTGTACTCGCAGTACCATCTGCTTAATCTACTCGGGGGCTTCGGCCCCCTTTCCTTTTTGTTTCGTGTTCTTCTTGGAGTAGTTCATGGCAACCACAATTAAACTCAAGAATGGATCGGGTGCGCCCGCAGCTAGTGATTTAGTCCAAGGCGAACCAGCATTTGATCTGACTAACAAGCGTCTTTACACAGAAAATGGTAGTGGCGCTGTTATTGAGGTGGGTTCAAACCCAAGCAGCCTTTCTATTAATGGGACGGCTGTAACTGCAACGGCAGCAGAAATTAATGTTTTGGATGGCATTACATCCAGTACAGCCGAATTAAATATTCTTGATGGGGTAACAGCTACAACAGCCGAATTAAATTATGTTGATGGTGTTACTTCAAACATACAAACACAGCTTGATACTAAAGGTACTGCATCTAACCTGTCTGACTTAGGCGTTACCGCAAGCGCATCAGAGCTAAATACCTTAGATGGAATTACAGCTACTACTGCAGAGCTAAATGTTCTTGATGGCGTTACAGCGTTTGTTGATGAAGATAATATGTCTAGCAACTCTGCGACAAGTATTCCTAGTCAGCAGTCAGTTAAGGCATACGTTGACTCACAAACTGGTGGTGGCGGAGCAACGCTTTCTGGTTTATCAGATACAAACGTTACATCTCCTGCTGATGCAGCGTTATTATTTTATGACACGGGAACATCTAAGTGGATCGACAACGTAGTATCAGGTCATATAACTATTGCCGATACAGGCGTTGCGTCTTTGAACGCCTCTCTTAATAATTTAACTGACGTTAATTTATCAGTTGCCGCTACAGATGGTCAGACTTTAGTTTTTGACAGCGGCACATCAAAGTTTATAGCGGGTACTTCCGGTGCAGGGCTGGACGGTGGTTTTGCTAATTCAACTTATCTTACAGCTCAGAATTTTAATGGAGGCGGTGCATAATCATGGCGAGCATTATTCAAATACGCAGAGACACAGCATCTAACTGGTCATCGGCTAATCCAACACTAGCTCAAGGCGAGTTAGGTCTTGAAACAGACACTCTCAAGGTTAAAGCGGGAGATGGCTCTACAGCTTGGAACTCTGCAAGTTATCTAATTGATACGGGCGGTTATATTACCGCTACGTATTCAGGCAATGTTGCAATTACGGGATCGTTAGCTGGGGACAACATTAAGCTAGACGGTAACGCTATTTCATCAACAAATACCGATGGCAACATTCAGTTGTTTCCTAACGGCACTGGA